ATCATAGATAGAGCTTTACTGCTCCTTTAAACCAACTTGCCTCATTAAAACGACACCGGTCTTCATAAGACCTTGTATCTTTTCAGTTCTAAGTTTTATAAGTTTTGTTCTAGTTTCATCCGGTATTCTTAAATTTCTTTCCAACTCACGAATTTGCCTTAACAATCTATTTCTAGCATTGTCTATGGCTTTAAATCTTCCATATATACTTAACTCATCTGCGTATTTAGCCCTAACACCTCTTACTTCATTAGCATCGCCTTTTCTACTAGCCAATTCCAATCTAGCAAATATCGTATATAGACCTTTTCTGTTTTCTAAATAAGTTGATGTGTCCACTCTTTCTGATGGTGATGCGATAAGTTTTCTTACAAAAGGTATTCTTTGTTCTAAGTTACCTTCAAATTCTCCACTTAATACATCAGGTACAGTTGAAAATACTAAATTACCTAGTCTGTTGACTGTAGCACCTGCCCCACCAATGGCAAACTCTATCCAATACTCCAAAACATCCGGAGACATATCTATAAATCCACTCTCTACTTCATCTCCTCCTGAGATTGTGTTGATGATATCAACTACAGCTTTTGGTATTGCACCTGTGTTTCCCCAATATTGTTGACTATCAGGTCTAGGCGAAGATGCGTACATAGGACTTTCTTTATATATAGGAGCTTGTCTATAATTTTTATTAATCCCTAACTCAGCAAGTGGGTCAAGAAATGTAGGAGTTGCATATGTTTGCCAATTCTCTATAGCTCCAAATGGACTTAATGTTTCCATAGTTGTGTTAAATATTGAACTGCTTGTCTGACCAAGTGTATACTCTCCTCTAGTGTATCTACTTAACGATCTTCCTAAGTTAACAGCCATATTTAGTCCGTATGCCAAAGGTATTTTTATAAATTTCTCATCAGACAAACCAAGTGATGGGAAAATTAAATTGTGTTCTAACGTGTAATCATCTAAATCATCATATTGTTTTCTGCCATTTTCGTCTTCATCATCACTAAGGAAAGATACAAATTGATCTTGTAGCAATCCATAAGCAACCATACCTAACCAAAGTTTTCTTACTCTCTTTGATCGTCTAGCAGCTGTTAGTAGAGCCATACTTCCTTGTAAAGATGCATTGTAAAATAAATACAACGAGTTCATAGCAACTTTATCTTCTCCACCTTTTGCAAAGTTTACTGTTACATCTCTCGCTGCTTCGGCAGCTCTGGCATCAGAGAAGCCTCTTTTTTTCAAAGCTGTGAATGTAGCGACACGAACACCATTCTCAACTGCTGTGTTGTAATCATCTAAAAACTTCAACATCTTTTTAAAATTGCCTTTAATAAGACCTTGATTTTTAGTCCCACCAATCTCATTAAGTAAGTTTTTCATGTTTGCCATTTGATCTTGAACAGTTGACATCATGTTAGTGGCGTTCTTACCACCAGACTTAACAAACTTAATGTATTCTTGTGACCAATAACTACTTTCGTCATTGTTTCTAAAAATATTTCTTATACCAAGAATTGCTTTTCCTGTATTTAAAGTTATTTCTTTTGTTATACCTTCCATATCGTATTGCTGTACGTTAACGAGAGCTGTCTCTAAATCTTTTGCAAGGTTAGGTAATACGAAAGCTGGGTTATAAGTAGTGTTAACGCTAGATAGCCATCTATTTAATTTACCTACCATTCTAATAAATGCCATATTAGTTTGTGGCTCTGAGTGCAGTTTTAAGGATCTGGCTATAGAACTACTGTAAATGTTTACGTGAACTTCTTGTCCATCTTCTTTAATTGTAAATTGTTGAGCGTTCATTGCATCTTTTTTTGCTTCAAAAGCAATAGTTTTAGACATATCTGATGCCAAAGCTGCGTTTATAGCGACAGTTCCGTCTGGTTGCTCCTCTTCTCCTTTAATTAATTTTAAAAATGACAATCCAACCTTATTTCTTTCGCCTCTATCAATTGCTCTTTGATTTTGAGCAAGAGCAGAGCCTAATATATTTTGTGCATATTTAAGACCTCTACCTTTAGCAGATCTATCTTCATTGCCCATAGCACCAAATAAATTTGTTGTTTTTCTTAAAGATTGATTTTTGTCATCCTTAAACTCTTGATCAGAATCCATGTCACCTCTTAATGGAACATAATTTTTAAAATCATTTCTTTTTTCAAAAGTTTCTTTTGTAATTAACCCGGATTCGTATCTTTGAACGTTTGTGTTTTCTGTAATTTCTTTCACAATCATAATTGAGTTAGTAACAGCTTTTCTATTTGATTCATTTAAACTTGCAACCCAATTAAGTATGGCTGTGGCTTCATTAAAAGACATACCTGATCCCATGCCTTTGCCGTAATCTGCATTTATTTTGGCATTTCTTTCTTTAGCATGTCTAGCATAAAGAATAGAATCTATTATTGTCATTAATGGACTAATGCTTGTTTCTAAATCAGATTTAACAAATCCTTCCTGTCCTGTTANTCCCGCTGCAGTGGCAGATAGANCAGANAAATTATTTATTTGATCTTCTGTAACATTAATTTGTTTAATCTCTTCCATTAATGGTTTAATTAAAGTTTTTTCAACTTCATCTAATTTAGNACCTGTAATGCCATGAGAGTTTTTTTCTTGCAAAAATGTATCNGCTGCATCAGCAATTGTATAGCCATTATTTCTTAACTCATCCATCATCTTTCCAATAGGTTGAAAAGAATCTTGATATTTTGTTACAATTCTATCCGCAGCTTGTATGGCAGTCCTGCCAAAAAGAGGTTTAATTTCACCAAATGGAGTCTTAATTTTTTCAGGTAATATTCCTAATCCTTTAGCTATAATTCCTGAAAGATTATTATATCTAATATTTTGCTGTGCTTTTTCTATTGCCACATCATTTTTAATTGCTATTTCTTCTCTTGGAGTTGCTCCAAAAGTACTTGCTCTTATGCTTGATCGCCTGATCTCAGACTCTCTGGGAGAGATTCCTCTAACTCCGCTGTCATCTCCGGAATCCCTTCCGGATAAATTAGATCTAGATAATTCTCTCTCGTAACTGGAATTTCCACTGAATTCAGATACTGTATTATCGGGTCTAGCCCAACTTGGTTCTTCAAATCCTGCTGGCGTTGCATCTATAGCCTCCTGTCTAGCTTCGTCAATAGTTAATCTTCCTTCTTTATATCTGTTCCATATATTCTCAATTTGAGCAACTTTTTGTGGATTAGATTTAAATGTGTTTGTATATAAACCTCTTATTGCTTCCCATGTAATGGATTGCATTTGTCTAGGTAATACACCTCTGTCATTGGCGGCTCTTGCATAAGCATCTGCTACAAGTCCATAAGTTCCTTTAGATCCACTTACGCTAGAACTAGGTATAGTCCCATATTTAGCAGCTCTTCCTTCTTTTTTACCTCCAGTATACGCACCAAAGTTGTGATCAACTTCTAAAGCTTTACCACTCAATGGTTTAAAATGCGCTGCAGCCACGGCATGAGTGTCTATTGTTGAGTGACCTTCTTTTGAATTAGGAGTAATTAAATTATTAAAAAAACTTCTAATTTTATGCCTGTTACCCATCTGTATAGATATGTTTTCTATTGAGCCATCTTCCATAACTGAAACAGCTTTTGACATTTCAGATAAACTTCCCCACCCTGTCTTCTTAGGGACCCCTTTACCAGTGAGTGCGTAATTTAAAAATTCTCCTTCTGGAGTAATTATTCTATGACCTCTGTCATTATATGTTTCATCAAAAATTCTTATCCACATAGCTTTGTGAAGCGAGTGATCTAAATTATTTAAAGAAGTTGAGTTTCTACTTGTATTACTTATATGATTAAGAGCTGCTTTATACTTGTCTTTACCAAATATTCTTTTAGCTGTTACCATCATTTCAGGTGTAAATTGTGTGTTTCCAAAGTTTTTTGTAATATCCAACATTCTTTCAGACAAAGAAACGTTCATAAACCAATCTTTTTGTGGAGACTGAGCTGACATTACAGCCGCTATTACTTCTGGTTTGTATCCATATTCATTAGAAAATCTATCTATAATAACTCTTGCGCCATCATACCATTTAGAAGATCTGTTTCTTATTTCAGGATCTATAGAGTCATATATATATAATAGATTACTTCTCATAGACTCAATGTAATCTTCAATTATTTCTAAATCTGAAAAGTTTTCGTAAAGTTTTGTGTTTTCTGAAATATTATAACCTTTAATAAGGTTAGCTGCTTGACTTGCTAATTTTGGATCTTGTCTAATAGCGTCACCATTAACAAGAAGAATATCATTAATAGGGTTTTCTAGGCTATTTTTAGCAGTAGGAAATCTTGTGCTTATGGTATGCTCTTGTCCAATGGCCATTACACTAGACCTCATTAATCTAGTCGCATTTTCTCCACGTTTTTGATTAATTTTATCTTTGTATGCCTGAGTGTATTTTTGTGGTTGATAAGTTTGTGGTATATTTAATTCATTAAACATAGCTGCGGTAAAGCCACGACCTGAAGATTTGCTCCAATACCCACTTGCCCCTGATTCTTTAATCATTCTTTCCATAGCTGTAGTTATGTAGCCTAATCTACCTTCACCACTTAGAGTAGGAGCTTCTCTTTCTAATTCTTTATTAGCTTTAGCATTAAATCCTTTTTCATCTTTTGCCCAATCATACATATCATCATAAGGAACTTCTATTTCATAGATGTTGTCCCCAACATTGTTCTCTGGATTGTACCCTTCAGGATCGGCAATATTAATTGCATAGTAATTTCTAGCAGGATATCCACTATATGTTCTTCTGCGCTCCGCACCACGCATGTATAAATTACTTTGTTGTTTTTCTGGGTCTATACTGTTTAGGCCCTCTACAGGAGAGAAGTGCGTAAGTGTTATTGTGCGTTCTTTTGTGACTTGAGGTTCGCTCCTCTCTTGTAATGGTTGTGTCTTGCCAAGTACATCTGCTTGTCCTCTTCCTCTTCCTTCAAGTCCTCCTCTGTCGCTGGAGTCATCTCTTCTATTATTAAATTGTTGACTTCTTCGTAAAGCTTGCTCATTTGTTTCTACCTCCATATCATTTGCTAAACCTTCTTCCATAACAAAATTAGATAATAATGTTACTTTTTGTTCAGCATAAATTGTTTCTTCGGCTTTATTTTTACTATTTCTATTTTGTTCCCCTACAGCTTCACTGTAGTTTAACCATGAATTTTGCCCTCTTGTTTCTGTAGTCATGGCTTTAGCCGCTAATGGACTATACATTCTTACGTGAGCTTGCCAAGCATTCTCTTCTCCTCTAGCAGAAAATGTAGCTCCTTCTAATCCATGACCAAAATAATCATGAACTATTCTAAATAAATCATTATATCTTAAATTTATTCCGTCTAAAATTTCACCTGTCTTTTTTAAAAGAGGATTTCTTAAAACGTCTTCTTCTGTTAAAGCTTCTTGTCCAAATCCAGAATCACTAGGATAAGTCCACATATGATTGTTGTTATGCAAATCATTTAACATATCTTTAGAACCATTAGGATATGGTACTTCTTGATCAGGTTTAATCATTTCTACTTTTAACCCAGTTGCTTTTACAAACTGCCATTGGTCAAACGTTTCATCGTTCATAGCATTGTAAGATTCAATAACATCAGGATTATACGGATCATCTATAGCTGAATCAAAATCATTAGCTATTTTTTTGGCTAATTCAACATTTAAAGTTATGTATTTATCTTGTCTTCTTGGAGTTATGTTTTTTGATGCTAAATAAGCAGCTTTTGCTTTTTGTGCTTTGTCTAAAGGACCTAAAGAAGAAAGGTGTAAGTCAGGTAATCTTTCTAATTTAGAGCTTCTTATAGTTTCACTTTGATCAACATCAAGATAATCTCTGCTAGTAGCATTCTGTCTAGCTCTTCTACCAATTTGTTTTTCTTTATTAGTTGTTTGTATATTATCAAAGATAGAATCAATATCTTTAAAGCCTTCACTATTATGAGTTATAAATATGCTTTTAATAAACTTAACTATTTTATCCAATAATGTTTTAGGACGACCTGCAATAGACAGTTTTCCTGAAGCGTAATCTCTATACATTTCTGCAATAGCTTCTTCAACAATTTGATCTTGAGATAAATTATTATTATTTTTTGGATTTGAATGCATACGTGTTGCTCTATCTAAATACGTATACTCTCTTACTTCTTTTTTACCATTAATTATTTTTACATATTTTCTTTTGCTTACAGCATTTTCTAAAGCAACGTATTCTTTATTGCTAAATAAACCTAAGTTTTTTAATGCATGTATTATTTCATGGTTCATTACACCAGAAAGTTCTCTTTGCAACTCTAAATCACTCATATTAGGATTATAAAGTTCCATAGCAAGAGCTATAACTCTTTGCCCATCTTTAGATACATCAAATGTTCCTTCAGTTATTGATGTTGAAGCTTCTCCTAAATTTATAGATCTTTCTAAGTTGTTTTCATCTATAAGATTTCTATCGTCTAAATACACATCAGTTAATCCAACTCTGGCTAACTCTCTTCTTAATGCACTCATAACTCTTTTTTGTTTTAATCTGTACTGTTCAGTTTTTTCTAACTCTGCACTATTATCAAATGCTTTCTTTGCCACATAGTTAGGGACAATATTAGAAGCTTTTATTTTATCTTGCTTTGAATCTATTTTATTAGCTTGGTTTTCTAAATCAAAAGCAAATCTTTGTAGATCAGAAAATTCTTTTGTTAATATTTCTAATTGTTGATTATATGTTTCGGTTTGAACAGCATCGTCTAAAGATTTACTTTTTAAATCTTCAACAGTTTTTCTAGCTTCTATATTTTGTTTTGCTAATTCTGTTAAACCTAATGCTTGACTCTGCATGTCAACTTTAGAAACAGTTGCCTCTACAGCTCGAGCTGTATACTTTCCTGCTTTTACTATTTTACCTTTTTTCATAATAGGAGGAGTGTATTCTAATGCGCCTTTAGCTAGTAATGTATTTAATACATTATCAGCATCTTCATTAGACATTTTTTCTTTATTAATTCTTGCAGCTATACGTTTAACTTCTGCTCTATTAATAACTTTAGCTTTTAAAATTGTATTAGTAAATTTATTTGCTAATGCTTTCTCTTCTGCTCCTTCTAACTCAGGAAATAAATCTTCTTTTTTTTGTTGTCCACTAAGTATAGGTTTCTGATTAGCTCTTTCTCTGTTAGCAGACTCAATACCAACAACATCCTCTATCTCTTGTAGTGAAGCGGGATCATCAACAGCTATCTTTTTACCTAAATCAACTCTAGCTTTTCTAATTTTATAAGCTTCTGTTTCTGGTAAATTAGTTAATTTTACAGGTATATAAGGAGACTTTAATTCTTTAGAAGCTTCTAAAGTTTGATTTGCTTCTTCTTGTTTTTTAATTTCTTTTTGCAAATTAGTTTGATCATTAACAACTTCACCAAAATCAATTAACTTTTGATCTTTATCAAAATTTTCATCTATAACAATGCCATCTTGTTTTTCTGCAGGAAGAGGTAGTTGTAATACTTTTCTTGAATTAATAAAGTTAGTAGCATTTTGCAATTTTACGCCTGCATCTTTGCCTTCTTCTTGTTGATCTTCATCTAATTGTTTGTATTGTTTGTCAAATTTCTTTAACTGTCTTCCTCTTATACTGTCTACTATAAGGTTTAGCGCAGCACCTGCGCCACCACCATAAACTGCATCATCATAAGCACTTTTACCAACCTCTAAATCAGGGTTGTACAAATTTTTCTCTATCATATCTTGAACTAAACCAGCAAGTAATTCTTGACTACCTTCTCCAATACCTGCAATTAAGGATCTTTTTAATTTACCACCAATAGTTCTTAAAGCATCATCTACTTTTCCAGCTGGGACTTTTTTAAGTATCCTCATAGCTGTGCCTAAATGTTTTAATAAAGGAACTAAAGGTGCGGCTTCTGATGTTCCTAGTAATCCACTAAGTTGTACAGCATCTCTTTTTGTTTCTTCATCAAGCTCTCCACCACCTTCAATAAAACTAGCTATTCTATTCATTTGATCTTGTGATGTTATTGCAGCACCTTGTGTGGCAGCTGTAGATAATGCTAGTCCACTTGCTAATTTAGCTCCACCACCTAAAACAGAGGCTGTTTTTGCAACAACTGTAGACGGAACCAAAAATGACAAAAGAGAACCAATAGCTTGTCCTGATTTACTAGCTACACTTTCATTCATATCAGTGGCTTCACGAATATAAGCTGAAGCATCATTAGAAAAACTTTGAGCAGCTTTACCTATACCTGTTGTTCCAACATCATATCCTCCTATAGACTCTCCTAAAGCAGTAATACCACCGGGTATTTGAGCAAATGATTGACCAAAACCACCTGCAGTTGATTTAACAAAATCAATAAGCCCACCTTGTGAGTCATCAACTTCTGGTAAAGCAACCTGACCAATACCATCTTGAGTGTCTATATATTTTTGTATAGCAACATCTTCTTGCTGATTAGGTTGATTGCCTAATATTGCTATAGGATATGTATTGCCTGTACGTTTACTTGTTACATTAATTGTACCCATTAAGAGTTACCTCAAGATGCTGCATCTAAATTTGGATTATACACAGGTATTTTAAATCCACGTTTATTCATATATTCTAATAAAAATTGTTCTTCAGCTTTATATTTTGCAAGCTCTTCAGGTTTAAGTTCTATTGTAACTGCACCAAGATCACCTTGTTTGCCGTATATTCTTTCTCTAACATCATTAAGTTTATCATACGCTTCTTTAGTTGTCATTGTACCTTTATCGGTTGCTGTTTTTAACTTGGCTCTAGCATTTATCAAGCTTGTAACTGCATCACTATATCTTTTTTTAGAATCTCCAAATGTTTTTAATCCTGTATTCATTGCTTCACCATAACCTTTTTGATCCATTAAATTTAAACCAACTTGAGCCAATGCCATGTACCTATCAAAGTCCCTATCTTTTTTAAGTTCTCTTTGAAGGTCTAATATTTCTTGTTCAGTAGAACTAATACCTTTACTTGGAGATCCATCAGCAAAAGTATAATTAGATTTAGAATCAGATTTCTTTTCTTCTATCTTTTGTTCTTCTATCTTTTTTTCTTTTATAAACTTTTCAGTATTTTTCTTTTCATCAGCAAACTTTTTTTCTTGCACAGCTGGATCACCGGGTTTATTTGCTTCTTCAACTTGTTTTTCAGTTATTTGTCCACGTTTAATTCTATCTTCTATCCCTTTTTTAATAATAGGCGATGAAATTGTGTCAAGAAAGTTTATATCTGATTGCTCTCCATAGCCATCGCTATAAACATCTTGATTACTTCTTCCCGGAAGACCTCTTTTTTGTTCCATTCTATTTATAAACAGAGGGTCAGGAAATGCAGGAAAACCTCCATCTTTGCTATTATTTATAGATGTATCTGGGCCAGCTTCTATAGTTGGGTAACCAAAAAGAAGAGGATCGCTTTTACCAGTAACAAAATCTTTTTCATTTGGGCTCATCATTTGAAAAGTTTTTTCATCAACTTTATTTCCTAAACTGTCATCTGGATCTGGTATTTCTTTTTCTTTTTTAAATATATCAAAAATTGAAAACCCTTCTTGATTGCTATCTGTTTTTCCTCTTAAACCAAAGTTTTGTGTTTGAGGATAAGCCAGATCAACTCCAAGTTTTTCTCCTCCGCTTTTATCTCCAGACAAAGAATCAATACCAGATAACAATTCATTTACTTTAGTAACGTCTTCTGTTTTAGATGCTGCTATTCCTTTATTAATAAGATCAGGACTTGTATCTCCTGTATATCCTTCAAATTGCGCTATCGCAGGTATTAATGCTTGTTTTACTGCATCATTAGAAAAATCTACAGGATCATCAATCCCAACACCTAAAGCTCCAGCAACCATTTTAGCATACTGTTCATTGTTTTTATTGTTGTCTGCTGTTGGCGCATATCTATTAATAAAATCTCTAACAGTTGATATACCTTTATCATTATAGGTATTTGATAATCTAGACAAAGCTCTTAAACCAAACTCTGGAGATGCATATGTAGAGTAACCTGCATTTTCTCCTGTCTCTCCTATAAAACCAGCTTTTCTTATATTGCCCGGATTATAATTTCTATCTGCCAATGAAGCTCCATTGGCCGCTCTAATAATTCCACCTTCTGCCATAGCTTTGGATTCTTCAGCTGCTGGTACTTTATTAAAAATATCTGCAAAAGAACCTAATCCTTTAAATGTTGAGTCAAGTTCAGATGGTCTTCCATATGTATCCCTACCTGCTCTTTGCCCCCCCTTACCACCAAATCCAAGCGGCTGTCCCCCTCTGTTAAAAGGTGAACCACCAAAACCATTGAAAGGCCCCCTATATGCCATGTCTGTCACTTGACCTCCTAAAGGCGGTCTAAATGTACTATTAATAGGAGAAACTGATGGTTGTTGCGGAGGCAATTGTACAGATGGTTGGGGAAATGGAGATGTGTTTGTATTCATTTTACCCATATTTTGAGCCACTTGTTGTAACATTTCGCTATTTTGCCCAACACTCTCTGCTATTCCTTCTATTAAACCTCCATCAGCATATCTGTCTACTTCTCCACCATTTCTCATAGATTTAGGCATCATAGAGCCAATACCCTCAGACTCTGCGCTTGCCGGAGCCATAGCTTCGGACATGCCCATCATTCCTTCTTGCGGAACGCCAGCTGAAGCCACTGCATCTTGAGCAACAGTTTGTTGATTTTGAGACTGTCTTGCTTCATAATCTCCTTTAACACGCTTTCTTCTATTTAATTCAGAAAGAACAAGAAATTGTGGTGCATTACCACTAGGTTGTTGCATTTCTTTAATTAATTGTTGTTCGGAAAAATTTTTAAGACCATCTTGTACTTCTATTACATTCATCATTAGCCTGTTATCCCTTTATATAAACCAAGCCCAGCTATTCCTGTGCCTAACAAATCTTTAATTGGATCGTAATTTGCAAATTTACCAGACTCCGTACTCGGAGAAACTGGAACACCACGAAGAATAGAAGAAAGAAATGTTAAATCTTCTCTAGGCATATCTCTTTGTCTTATAAAATCTTCATAAGATATGTCTAGTCCAGCTTGATCTCTTGCTTGTCTATCTTTTCCTATTTTTTCTAATAGCTGGGCTGACTCTATATCTCCTGCTCTTGCTTTCTCCCCTAGTTGAGCTAACATTCTACTTTGTTCAGTAAGAGAATCAGCTGCTCCAAGACCCATTTTTTCAGCAGAAAATTTAGCATCTCTATCTGCACCAAATTGTTGTTGAGCAGCTTCGTATGCTTTTTGTTGCCCTTCAGCTTGTATTCTTTGCATATCTCTTTGAAGACCTTGCCCAGCTAAAGCTTGTTGAACCCCTTGTCTAGAACCGCCAAAAGCTCCAGCTTGTTGTGCTGCAAAGTTACGATCACCTTGACCTCTATTAAAATCTAAAAGAGCTTGGTCTTTTTGAACATTTAATACGTTCTGTATATATGGAGACATGTATTTTTCAGCTTGAGCTGAGTCAAACATTTCAGGAGTATAATTCATGCCTTGAGAACTTCTAGCCATAGCCGATGCTAATCCTTGATTAGCTGCGTCATATCCGGGTATACCAGATTCTGCTGTTTTTCTAGCTAACTCTCTAGATCTAGTTATATCAGTATTTTCATCAGCTAATCTTTGGCCCTCATAAGGAGTGTACTCTCTCTTTGATTCGGCCTCGGCTCTCTTCATCATATCAATTGCGTATGGCTCAAAATATTTAGGCAAACTAGTTTGAGTTATATTTTGCTCTGTTTGTTGTTGCTGGCCTCCGCCTCCGCCTTTACCCATTATCTATCTCCATTTTGTAAGCAATATAATCAGGTTTCCAATTATATTTTTTTAAAACTCTCATCCATGCTTTTCTACCATAACCTTCTAAATGAGTGCAGTCACAGTCTTTTGCAAATTGCGTTAATTTTTTCATAGCTACAGGCATCCATTCTGACATTTTACTTCCACCAATCCAATCCATAGCCAATGACTTTTTATTTGGATATGATATTATGCGAGTTGTAATTGCAGCCACTACTTTACTTTCTTTATTATCTTCATCTATAGCTAACCATAAACTATAAACACCATTTTCTAAATCACGATAAATATCATCAACATGAAATCTACCACTACTAGTTGCCACTGCTTTAGCAAGCATATGAGCAACATCTTGCCAAACAATATCTAAAGCTTCTCTAGGAACTGCTGTAAATATCATGCAGGTAACATCATCTCTTCAGGCACTGCAGGAGGCTGTGTCTTTCCACCTGTTCTCATTTCTCTTACTCTATCCATCATATCGTAAAGTTTGTCAGAACCTGAATCAGAAGATCCATTTCCTATCCCGCTCACAACATCAGCAGGAACAACAAATTCTCCATCACTTAATAATACATCTTGTTCTTTTCCTAAAGATGCTGGAACCATATCAGCCATTCCATCTCCAGCTCCTTTGACCATTCCATCACCTTCTGTAGGCGCATCATTAATTTCACCTGATTGAACTTTTGAAACTAAATCTTTTAAAGCTTCTTGACCAAACTGAGTTACAAATTGTGCAAGAATAACTTGTTGTTGCGTTGAATCAATTATGTCTCCTTGAATAACATCTATAGCACTACTAATAAGCTCTTTGTCATTCATACCAGATTCTTTCATACCGCCTATACCCATGTCCATTGCTGCTGGTTCTTGTAGATCCCCACCTTCTGCATAGTTTTTAGCTATGTTGTAATCAAACTCACCTTCTTTACCTCCATCATAGCCCATTTCAGGAAATAAAGATGTGTTCTTTATTGGCATACCTCTTGGATATACCGTTTCTTCTTTTTCATCTGGCTTTTTACGCATCATGCTACTAGCTGCAAGCCCACCTACGCCAGCGCCTATTGCTTCTGGTCTTGTTAGTTGAGACATTAAAGAAGAAGGTGGAGCTATCGCTCCAGTTGGTTGAAAAGAAGTTAAGCCCATTCCTTCAACATCACTTGGATTGAAGGCTGGTGCTGCTGGGTTAACTCCTGCTATAGCACTCGAGCCACCGCCACCAAACTTACTACCAAGAAAGCCACCAAGACCGCCTAAAGCAGCTCCTCTTAAAGCATCTTTGCCAGTTCCTCCTTCTAAAAGAGATCCTATACCTCCTCCGATTGCGCTTGCAAATGCAGGGTTCGCAGCTAAAAATGAAGTTGGGCCAAATATTGAACCCGCTATTGCTGGGGCTGCCATTGATAATAAAGCTGAAATCATTTAAACTCCTATTTCTTTCATTCTTTGAACCAATCTTTCGGCTCTGTTTGGTACTTGTCTGTACCATTTTGAATCAGCCATCTCTATAGATGCCTTTTCCCAATCACCTTTATTTACAGCTGCTTTTAGTTTACTAAACTTTGACAGTCTTGTGTAGCCTAAATTATACATCATATTACATAATATCATTTTTGCTTCTTCAGGTAAGCTGTAAAAGTTTACATAAAGTTTTTCACAGTCTTCTAAAGTTCCTTGGATATCATCATTAAAACAAGAGTTAATTCTTTTTCTACTTACTGGAGTTCCTACTGGCATACCATATTCAAGGTCATCTTTTTTTACCAAATGTCCTATCCCAAAAGTTGGTAAAGATAAATGATCCAAATATATTTCTTCTACATTTCCCTCATCAGACTCTATCTCTTCTCTTAATTTACTTATATCCAACTTTATCTCCTTTGCTTTTGTCTTAAAGACTTAACATGTTTTTTATAAAAATAATTTCCTATTGTATTAAAAAATATAAAAATTTTTAACCAAACCCACATCACTTAGTTAATCCTTTGTACTTTTCAAAACTGCGAAGTCCGCCCAATCCTAACATGCCCATTAAAACCGTCATAAGTGAACCCATATCAAAACTTGGCAATTCTGGTATAACAACATTTAAATAAGCACATACAAATAAAGTAACAGGTGCAAGGACAAAATGCCAACAAAGAGCAATTCCGCACGTCCAGCCAATAAAGGGGCGCCACCCGCTTACGAAAATGGATTTGTGCTGTGCTTCTGCCTTGTTTATTTCTATCTGTCCTTTGGCAAGCTCTTGAGCATGAGACTCTGCCATAGTAGCAACTTCATGTGCCAGCTTGTTCTTCATGTCCTTATCTTCTATAAACTTACCAAGAAGATTAGAGACTGGTCCTATTAATGCTGTGAGCATTTACATTCCTTCCCTTTAAATCTGCTATCTATCCATACTTTGCCATAATACAGAATAAACAACCAAAAGGTAAATAAAGCACCTTCTATGTAGCTAAGATCATTCCAAGCGTCTAATACCATGTTTTCCATATTACTTCTCCTTAATAAACTTTTACTTTATCTGTGTCTACACTTGGAACTAACTTACACATGCACTGATAGACCTCATCTTTATTGTTTCTAATAATAACTTGATTGTGTAATTTTTTTTTATAACTGATACAATCATTAACATTTTTAAAATATATTCCATCTTCTATTTGCACACCAAAAAAACACATCAGCATAAAAGCTGTCATTATAAAGCGCTTTGTGGCGTTCTATGTAAAGCAAGCTCTTGTATACTTGCTACAACATGAAGTCTATTTGCTGTCGCTGCGGTTGCTGTTAATATATCTCCACTTTGTAATATCAAATCTTTTGTTAACAATTCTATTGATGTATTTGCTGCAACAGCTTTAACTTGAAATAAACTAAAAACATGATCAGAAACGGCTGCAGCTGAAGTTAATCCGCCTCCAGTAATTGTTAAGGTTATTGTGTCAGCGCTACCAGAATCGTTAGATACTATTATACTATTTACAACAGAAAAATTAAAATCTGCAGATGCTGGTGCTGTGTATACAACTGTTGCACTAGTAGCTGTTAAGTCAACTTTAGAATTTTTTAACCCTTGAACGTATTGTGGTATGGTAGTAATTAACATTATCTTTTCCCATCTGGAACTACATTAACTTGTGGCGTACCTAATTTAAATTTTGTTCCTAAAGAAGTAGACTCAACTCTTAATGCAAATGTTCTTCCTCTAACTCTTATGTCTAATTTTTCTGTATATGTTTCTACAGGACTTACAGCTGTTCTTTGCGTTGTCTCTGTATCAGTTTGAGTAAACCCTGAACCAGAATGCGTTCTAGCTTTTACAGTAAAATCAACACTAGGATTAGTTGATGTAGATCCATTAAAATTAATGTCAGGTATAATCCTATTGACAAAAGCAAACTTACTACCATCTCCTAATGCTATAGGAGATGACTCTATAAATGCTGTCATAGCTGACCCATCATCATCAAAGCCTGTTTCATGATTATATAAATATTGCCCACCAGTTGCTATAGGCAAATTTCTAATACCCCTATCCATCCAAGCTTGTCTTTCAAGGGTTCCAAAGTACCAAAGATTTTCTAAATAATTATATGTTACATAAGAATCAATTTCAGTACTACTAGCGCTAGGATAAAACCATATTATTTCACTAAATTCTGAATTGACTCCAGCATGTACCTTTAATCTTTCTTCAAAATTAAAATTTAAAAATACTTTATCTTTTACAAGACAAGGTATTTGTTGAGTTTGTCCTGAGTAAACATAAAATGTGTCAACTCCCATCCAATAAACGCTATCATTAACAGCTACGGCTGAAGCATGGCTCATAATAGTTATATTTTTAGCAAGTTCTTTTATACCAAATGTAAATGGAGGTCCAATAAACTTCATTGCATGTAAACTTTTATTAGTAAAAACTAATATCTGTGCTTTTGTTTCTACTGCTTGCATAAACTCAGATCCGCCACCTAATTTAATTTCACCAGCAGTATTTGTTGTAGTTGGAAACCAATCTACAGGATTTTCCTGAGAAGAAAATCTTATTAATAATGGATCTTGAACACCATTGCCTTGTGTTGTTGTAAGGCCTGCTCCTAATCCGTCAGCTCCAAATGCTATTACATGCCTATCTGCATCAGAAACTATAATTTGTTTGCATATTTGAGGAACGCTTGTTTCTCCATCTAATATAGATGTTGCACTTAGTTCAACAGCTCTGGCTGTTAAGCCTGCACTCCTGTCCCAGTAAAACAAACCCCCATCTCTAGGATTAATAATTAAATCTTCACCAAAGTTATCATGAGACCAAAGTCTTATTTGCGCTCCCGAAATTGTAATTGCAGCAGCATTTCCAAACCCTACAAAATCATCTGAAGCTGATGCATTACCTTGTGCTAAAAAAACTAATGTGTTGTCTGCATGAGTTGCTGCGGCTGTACCACTTGCACCTCTAGCTGAAGGGCCACCACCAGTTCCTAAAGTGTTAGAACTTATTGTGCCAACAGTTATTAATTCATTGTCTATTAATACCAAGTCAGTAGCTACAATACCAGTTGAGCTATCCACATCTATTGCGGTTTCACTATTATCTAAAGCTTCAGCAAGTTGTGTTGATAAAGCACCAGATGTTGTGCCACTCCATTGACCAGCTCCCCAGCCAGTTCCACCAACTGTAACATTAAGACCTGTATTTATTTGATAAGTTGCTTTTGAGACATTAAAAGATAATGTTCCATTTGTGACTGAACCACCAGTAGTAGAAGCACTAAGTTCAAAAGTTGTCCCATCTGTAATTGAAGATACAGTAGCATTTGCTGGTATTCCTGTACCAGTAACTGGTATACCAGCAATAAGAAGGGCTGTGCTATCCATTGTTATAGTTGGATCATTGTTATAATCACAAGTAGCATCTGTAAAAAAACCATTACTAGTATCAGAGCCAGTTGCTAAAACAGAAAGTGTAATTGTATAAGAATTAGAACTTATTATTGATGTTATTTGATGTTCTGCATTTAACAAAGTTGCTGTTACATTACCACCTAATGTAAATGCACCAGAAAAAGTTACAAAGTCACTCTCATTCGCACCATGTGCTGGGTCGACAATGGTAACTAATGTAGAATTATTTGAACTACCTCCAGTAGAGTCAAAATTAGCACTAGTGGAAGCAGAAAAGCTTACATCACCTGCTGATGTTACATTTCGTATAGGCGTAATGTCAGTAAACGTTTGACCTTGTTCTATATAATACTTTAAATGAGTACCTAAACCTAAAAAATCTGAACCATCTAATGCAATCCAATTATGCAATCTTCTTGCTGATCCTTGATACTGATTAAGACTATATTTAGACCAACCGCCCATTTTTTCTGGCGTGCCTAATCTAAATCTAATTTTATCTCCATCTACAAATCCACCTTCATTACTATAAGGTGTATTGTCTGAGGATATTCCGGGTTTAAAACTTAATTTAGTTAAAGGCATTATAAAGCACTCGCTGATAAAGTTCCAGTATAAGCATCGGTATTAATACTACCTGCTCCATCGTTAGCTGGCACTAAAGCATATGGCTGACTATCTCCATTATTGCCCTCTATTGTACCAGTTAAATCAAATGATCCATCTGTTGAATCGCTTCTTGTAACTACAGCAGTTGAACCAGCAGTAACTGTAACATCGCTGTACGGGTCTCCCCCAGATAAAACACAAGAAATAGCCAAATTGTTTGTAAAAGTTAACGATCTATTATTTTGTGTTGAAGGCAATGTAAGCCATACTTTAAAGCTTGATCCAACACCTAAGTCTAAAATATAAAATTGCCAAGGATTTCCTGACGCACAGTTTTGGTAAAAAACTGCAGCGTGTGCTTCAGGTGTCGCTACACCTGAGTTACGTAAGCTTGTTTGGCTTCCACAACTTGTTGGAATAGCTAAAGTACTCCCACCACTAGGTGCGGAAGCACTTGAGGTTGTAACACCTAATAGCCGCACTCCAGAAGCAAGATTACCACCACCATTTAAAGCAGAATTAACATTTTGGAAAGCGCTAGGCCATTCATTCCAAGTTAGCTGAACAAGCCCTCGAGAACCAAAGCTTTCTGTTTGTGTTCCTGCTGTTCTAGTTAAAACAGCCGTTTGTGTGCTATCCGTATCTGAAGTTGCCACAACTAGTGTAGAGCTATCGCTACTACTAAATATAGTTGTACCTGTGTGGCTTGTTGAACTTTCAGAAGCTGTAAAAGTTTTTAAAGTAGATTGTACATTACCACTACCTTTTAATTCCAATGCTATACTTGAATTTGTAGTCAAAGGTGAGCCAGAAGAATTAGTTATAGTCTTTCCATTTGTATCTAGTATAATTTTTTTATGAGCAGCATTATCATTTAAAGTTAAATTACCAGAAATATTATCTGTTAATCTAAAAAACTGTATAGGAAGTTTGCTTTTAGCATCCCCAGCTTTGTCATTAAG